CTGCGTGTGTGCGCTTCCCACGCCTTCGCCTCAATTTGAAACTTACCACAACCGCAGGAATACGCAATGACTTTTAAGCTATCCGCCGTATCCGAGCGGCGCCTATCGACAGTTGCCGAACCGCTGCGCTCGATTGTGTACGCCGTCGCGGCAGACTTTCCGACGATGGTTGTTTGCGGGCATCGCACGCAGGCTGATCAAGAAGAGGCTTTCCGGCTAAAGCGGTCGAAACTGTCTTGGCCGCGCTCCAAGCACAATAGCAACCCGTCGCGCGCTGTTGACTTGGCGCCGTTAAAGAATGGCGCGATTGATTGGAACGACCGCGAAGCCTTCCGCGAACTTGCGCGGCGCATGTTTTTCCATGCGAAGGCGCGGGGCGTCGATATTCGATGGGGCGGCGATTTCAACATGGACGGTTTGGAAAATGACAGGTTCATAGATATGCCGCATTTTGAACTTTTGGGGAGTGTGTAATGTCTTTCGATTGGAAACGCATTGTCGGCACCGTCGCGCCCACGATTGCGACCGCGCTAGGCGGACCGCTCGCAGGATTGGCCGTCAAGGCGATAGGCGGCGCGTTGGGGCTGGGCGAGGGCGCAAGCGAAGCCGACGTAGCGGCCAAGCTGGCAGGCGCAACGCCTGCCGATCTATTGGCGCTCAAAAAGGCGGACCAAGATTTTGCGCTGCGCATTCGTGAACTAGAGGTCGATCTAGAGCGCATCGCGGCAAACGACCGGGACAGTGCGCGCACGCTACAGCGCGAAACCCGCTCATGGGCGCCCCCCGTGCTTGCTGGCGTCGTTGTGGGGGGATTTATCGCCGCGTCCGTCGCCGTGCTTGGCGGGTGGGTGGAAGGGCTTAAAGACCCGCTTGTGGCTGCACTTGTCGGCTCGGTTATCGGCAACATTACCGCCGCGACCATGCTTGTGCTGAATTTCTATTTCGGCACCACGGCGTCAAGTCGGACCAAAGACGAGACAATTAAGAGCCTGTCGCGTTAGCCTCGCACCATGCTGAGATTTCGTCGCCGCGCTCTTTGACAAGATACAAGATATCAAGCCAAGCCCCCTCCGGTATATTTTCGCGCGTTCCCCACCTGCGCACGGTATCGCGCCGCACGCCTAGCGCGTCGGCTAGGGCGGACTGCCAGCGGTCGCCGTACAAAAGCATTCCGGCTTCGCGGAGTAGGGAGGGGGTCATAGCGTGGCCTCGATTGCGGCGGCTTGCGAATCCAACTTGGCGGCTTGGGCCAGTAGCTTTTCTGCCATATCCGGCCATTGCGCGGCATGTTGGCGGTTTTTGACCGCTTGGTTACGCATGGCGATCGCATCAATCGCGGTCGGTTTGAGCTTGCGCGGCATCTTCACTTCCCCCCGTCGAGAGTGGCGCACTTGCGGAAGCGGATTTCGGAAAACTGCGAAATGCCGCGCCGATCAAGAAGCTTGATTGCTTCCGCGCGAGTTTTGACTTGGATAATTTCTTCGCCTGGTTCGGCCTGCCATTCGAATTCCGGCATGCCGAGCGCACGTTCGGCGCTGTAAATGTCATGCGCATGAACAAGGCGAGCAGTGCCGTTTTTGATGTGGAGCGTGCGCTGCATTTTCCGATCCTCTCGAATTTAGCCGGGGCCGTTCCCCGTGCTGATGAAAGTACGATAAGGCATCATTGGGCGGCGGTCAACATTTATTTTCCGCCCCGTATATCGCTATTCCCCCTTTAGCACACGTTCGCGGCAGGCGTTGAAACCCGCACTAAACCCATTCGTAAACATGCCGCTTTCGTCGTTTATGTCGTCGCGCTTAGTGCTCGCATCCGGCACGCGCTTTGCGATAAGCCGCTGCAAAATCCTCTTGGCGCTATCGAGATTTTGAGCGTCAACGCGGAAATTGAAATGCAGAAGCAACGCGGCCGCATCGTCTGCAATGACGACGACTTCGCTTGCGTTTGTCATTTGAAATACTTCAAAGAGAGCGCAATTGTGAAGAAGATGGCAGACCAAGAGAAAGCCATCCACTTTGGCAAATGAGGCGCACAAAGCGAAACCGCCGCAAGCGTCCACAGAATTGATTCGCTCATTTCTGCACCTTCAGCGCGCGGATCGCGGCGGCTGCGTCGTCAAGAATCGCAAGCCCCTTCTCGGTAACAAGGCGCATCGTTTCGCCCTTTGCCGCAAAATGGCCGATCAATTGTTGGCGATCCGTCTCGGAAAGCTCAACCGTTAGCGCACACGCCTCAATCACGGCGTCACGGTCGAGCGCGGGCGGCTGCGGGGCGTCGGCTCCTGGTGCTGCGGGCAACGGCATCCAGTGTGTCGGTTTGTCGCCGCTCGGGTACGCGGTGAATTTGTCTGCGCTCGACGACAGTGCGCCGCCCATGATGACGCTGCGTTCGACCCATACGCGCTTGCCGTTTGTCAAAATAACGGGATCGCTCGTGTACGTCGCAGGCACGATCTTGCCATCGACGGTCAACGGCTTATCGTTGATATGCTGATGCACTAGCGTTTGCATGGGTAGCCAACCATCCGGCTTGAGCGTGTCGGTCATGGCGTTCTCCTGTTCCAGGCGTCGATGGCGTCGGCGCGTTCTTCACTGTGAACACCCGCAAAATGCCCGTCCTGTTTACGAGCGGCGCACTCGACAGCCCAAACACCGTCATCACCTTCTCCGAGTGCAAGTATTTTGGCAGGCCCACCGCAAAACGGGCACGGCTTGAGCGTGTCGGTCATTTGCGCACCCGCTCGGCAAGCATGGCGTCGGCTTGCGCATACGCAAGAACCGCCACGCTTTTCATGCCTTCAACGGTGCGCCCATGGGCGACTAAACTTTGCATCGCAAGCCCCGCGAACCAGTCGCGCAAGGACATGCCGCATTCGCCTCCACTCTCGGGTCCGTATGTGTACGGAAACGCGGCGGGGTTCTCAGGTTTTTCTTCGGTCATTTGCGCACCTCCAATATTTGGGCAGCGTGAGCTTTCGCTTCGTCCAAATCAACTTGACGGTTCGTCCGCGAATACATCAGCAGAGCGTCCAGCGCAGCCCGTTCCAGCTTCGCCGTCGCGGCGTCGCGGATTTCGACGCGGACTGCCTTAGCGCCCACATCGTCCATATAAACGCTACAGGTCGCGTCCTCGCGCTGTTTGTACGCGACCGTACAAATTCGCCCTTTGCGGTCGTGAACGCCCCACGCCAGCACCGGCTTGATCGTCTTAGGTTTAGCCATTGGTTTTGTCTCCTGCGAGGGCTGCGTGTGACCGACTGGCGACATCCTTTAACGTGTTTTCCAGCCGCGCCACGCGGGCCTCGGCTTTGTCACGCTCAATTCGGTAACTGTCGAGCACTTGGTTCGTGCAAGACGCTTCCAATTCAAACACGCGGGCCTCGGCTCTCTCGGCGCGTGCCCTTTGCTCGGCATTGTCCGTGCGCTCGTTAGCTAGCGCGGACTTGAGCGCGTCGATGCGGTCGGCGGCTTCGTTGCACGCTGTCGCTGCTTTGGAGTGCGGCCCGCCAAGCGTTCGCAACCGATGCACCAGATCGTCCGCGTCCGTCTGCGGCGCCTGCGCTTCTAGCAGGCTCATAATCTCGTCCTGATTTTTGACACGCTGTTTAGCGGCGGCGCTGCCCAGACCTTCGCGCTCACCCTCGCGGCAAGCGGCTTCTTCGCAATCGACGCCACCGGCCATCATTTTCGAGTACCAATCGTGTGTTTTCCCGTTGTTGGGGAAATTCGCGGCAATCAAGCGCAAAACCTCAGCGCGTTGTCCGTGTGTCAACTTTTCCATGTCACGCTCCCTCAAAACGGAATGTCGCCGTCAATCGGACCGGCAGGCTTGCGCGAAAACTGCGGCGACTGTTTCGACCCGCCATCCTTTTCGCGCGGCTCAAAGAACGATAGCCAAACCTCGCCCTTTTCGTTGGGCAACGGCAGCGCATCAAGCTTGGCCGACGATATGCGCCCGTCTTTCTCGAATGCCGTCCCGATGCGCGTCCAAGCGGTTTTTTCTTCGCCGCTGCTGGTCGTGTATTTGCAGCCCACTACAACGTCATATTTGTTTGCCATGTTTTAAGATTCCTTCGTAAAGTGTTTTGCGATGCGGGCCAGCATTTCAGTCGAATGCTGTTCAAGTTCTTGCATCAATTCTTGCCAATCGGGATCGGCAAGCAGTTCATTGACGGCGGCTTGCGTCGGCGCGTCGCGAAACTTGATGCCCCAAGGTTTTGCCGCCGCGTTTAGCTTGGCGACGTGTTCCGGCGTGTCGCTTGCCGCTTGTTCGGCTTGCGACGCTTGCTTGGGCGCATCGGCAAGCGGCTTGACGGTGTAGGGCTTGCGATTGCCCCGCGTCGCTGTGAGGGCCATCGTTGCCGCTTTGTCGATATGCGACATATGGCTTATGCGAATGCCGCCTACCTCCATGCCGCCCCATTTAACGGACGGATCGCGATACAGCGTCAACGAGCGTCCCGCGTACTGTTTCGCATCCGGCCCCCACATTGCGACCATAACGCGCGACATTGACTTGCACGGGCGAAACACTTTCTTTTCGCCCGCAAGCTTGATCGAAACGGGCTGATCTTCGCCCGCTTTAATCACGACTTCGGCAACCGTGACAGTGAGCGGCCCCGCAATCAGATCGTCGGCGTTTATCTGGTCGCTTTTGGGTTGAATTGCCATTTGCATATTCACGCGAACATCTCCCGTTCAATGCGCCGCTCGGTCGGAATTAACCGCGCGCCTGATTTTTCCAGCAGCCGATAAGTCGCCATTTTTTCGGCAATCTTGGCCTCAAATGCGGTCGCCGCTTTAACAATCGCATCTTGAATGACTGTATCAGGTTTCACCCGAATAGTCACCATCGGCAACCCGCCCGAGTACGAAACAAAATCCCACCACGCGCGCTCGGTAATAAGCAGGCACGTTTGGACTTGAAGCATGTGATCGTCGGGGATTGTGCCAGGGCCGACATGCTCGATAAGTGTCTGCACCTGAAACTTTTGACGGCGCGATTTGCACTCAATGCCGCCGTCGTCATTCACCAGACCGTCAGGCGAGCAACCGAGCGTAAACCCCCACTTGTCATTCGTGATAAAGCCAACCTCACGAACTGGCGCATACTTTTCGGCATACAGCGCGCGGGCGAATTGCTCGTCATTGTAACCGCGTAGCATATCGTCGCCAATGTAAGACGGCTCGACGTAGCGCGTAATGCGTTGCGCCAAAAGCTCCCACAAGTGCGCGCGCGACTTGTCATTGTCGGCGGCTTTGAGCGTCGGCGTTAGGATCAGCTTCATTTCGGACGCGGTAAGCAGGCCGCAGCGGGCTTGAAGCCACTCGTCGGAGCCTTGGGTAAAATCGTTGTGTTCGGTAATCATGCGCGCATCTCCTTTGATTTTTTGGCTATAAAGCGGGCCAAATAAGCGGATTCAGCTAGGGCGGCGTCACCGCCAAACGAGTGCATTCGCGCGCGCGCCCTAAACCTATGCTCGCGGCACAAGTAATGCTCATCAATGGGGCCAAATGCTTGAGAGAACGTTCCGCAGATTGAGCAACGCGCGCGAAGCTTTAGGGTTTCGAGCATGTAAACGGTGGGTGGCGGAAATAAATACACAAACCGCCACTTGAGCGGCTTTAGTCCGCGCGCAACCAAGTCAGGGTTTATGTCTGTTTCAACCTTTTCGCGGGTTATGTGATGGCTTGCGGGGGGGATGATCCATTCGGAAAAATCCCCCCACGCGCCTTTAATCGCGACAACCTTTTGCCAGCCATAACGCCCCATGTATTCGAGGCGCAAAAGGGCGCGAATTTCGCTTGGCTTTGTTCGCTTATACGCAGGAAGCGCCCGAAGCCCTGAAATTACATGGCCCAATCTGCAATAGCTGGCGCGGGTGCCGCGGACTTGCATTAGGCCGCGCGCCCCAACTTGAGCGGTTGCGGCTTGTTCTTGCCCGATGCCTTGGCAAAGCGGACAAACTCGATATCGAGGCGAGCCGCATCGATAACCGTCATTGCCAGCTTGGACACGGCACCCGCGCGTTGCGGCGTGCTGTCGCCCTTGCGCAGCATGTCCAGTTCTTCAAACAGCGCATCCCGCAAACCTTCGCTAGTGCGCGTAACCGGAGCCGCTTCTTTCGTCTTTGCTACTGCTTTCATCGTTCTGTTCCCTCTGCTTGTTGGAGTTGTGGTCTAGTCGGCGTGTAAAACTCAAACCGCACGATGCGCAAATTCGCAGGCGTCACCGCGCGCAATTCCCGCGCCGCGTCGCGGCATTCCAGCCAAGTCGCGGCCAATACAGGCGGCAACGGCACAAGCTCGGGCGGCTGCGTTAGGTCGCACTTTTGCGCGGTGCCCGCGACGATGGCGCACACGATCAAATGGCAGATCATGCCGACACCTTCTTGCCCGCGAAGATCGGCGCGACCAGATCGCGGAATTGCTGGATATCGACGGCAGGGCGGAAGCGGGATGCGCGATATGGCACAACGTCACCGTCGCTGTTTTTCGGGCGTATTATTTCTGCCAAACGAACGCAAAGCTCGGGGCCTTCCCACAGGCAAACATGAACACCAATCCACGAAACTGTGTAAATGGCCCCGGCAGTCGGAAATGTCCCATCGTCGTCGCCCGGATCATCGTCTACACAAACCACTTTTTGCCCCACACGAAAATTCATGCGCAATCTCCATCGACCGAAAAACTCGTCTGCGACCGCACCGGCACCACGCCAGCGGACCGGCACTTAGACGCGCCATCTTCAAGCTTGCGCGCCCGGCCTTGCAGTTCGCGATACGCGGCAAGATTGCCCTCGCTCGCGTGCTGTACAGCGGCGGCTCGCATGCGGCGCGCGCGGTCGCTGAGTTCGTCGAACAGATAGACGATCATGATGCACCCCTTTCTTGGCGCATCTCATCGCGCCGTGCTTCCCAGTAATTTTCCCGCGCCGCTTCAATCTCGCCTTCGTGTTCGGCCAAGATCGTGTCTTGCAATGCCCGAATATCGAGTAGCGCCGTAATATCGTGCTCAATGCCCGGCACGATTTCCCAGTTGCCGTTTTTGCAGGCGAGGGGATATGCGAACACGCGATGGATTGAAACAGACGCGCCTTCGTCTGGCGTCTCGCGGTACGGGTCGATGTATTCC